GGTAAAAGCGTTAAGTGCTTATCCTTTCCTTATCAATCAAGGATCTTGATAATCTGACAATCTTCATAGTCGAGGACTATCTTTATGTTTTGTAATATAAATTACTTAACAACATAGTCGTCTTAGTCTTGAAGAACATCAATTAATGAATGAGGTGGCATTTGTTCGTAGATTTCTCTACTTACAATAATTGTCATAACTTTGGAATTTTTTAAATTAAATAATTTCTTATCTGAATTTATCCAATCCCTAAGACATGGTACACCTTTATAGAATTTAACAAAATTCTTATAGGCTTTCCACTCGTCCAAAAGATTGTCTCGATCGCAATCTTGTAAGATGTCTTTATAATTAGGCATCACTTGATCATAGGAAACAAGTGCTCGCTTTGGTGGGTATTGTCCTTCAATTAAGGAGGATCGTATTAAATCTAAATTAACATACTTAAGAGCAATTTCTTTTGTACACTGTACAATTGAATACTCATCGATATGTTTAACTAATTGTGTTTTCTTATTAAGAAAACTCATAAGATTAATTTCACGATCTACTTTAGTGGGCTGTCTAGTATCTTTGATACCAAGACCGCCATGATGGACAGATATATCAATACTTCTAGGAGTCATTTTTAGAGCTGACTTAAGATTAGAAACAACTAATCTCTTATCAAATCTTTGAACGGCTTCTCGAATAGTATTGATCTCACCTCTTCTGGCCCTGTGAGACCAAATGGTGTTATATGCCGATGAAGGTAAAACTTTTATCATATTAGAATTTTGTGAACTATAACACAACTGTGAGTTAATAGTAAACCATTTTCTAGATACATAGTTTTTTCCAACACTTGGTATCAATCCCATTTGATTTGCAATGATTTTCCATTTTCTAATAACTTTTTGAAAGTCACGGAAGGAAATGTCATCACCGTTTATCAAACATTTTAAGTCAATCATGTCATCAATGTTTGATGCCATTCCATATGTGGCTGCATTTGCAACACATAATATAGGAAATGACAACAATGATCCCATTAATTGACCATTTGTTTGAAGAATCGAATCCAAACCAGTTTTGGTAGGATACTCAATAATATGAGCACTCGATTCACGGATGACATATGGAATTATTTCCGATGGAAGAACTTTAATAAGTTCAGAAACTACTGTTTCCATAATATCCATATTTAAATTATCTGTAGCTGCGGAGTAATCTCCCGATACATATAACATTCCTTCTTTAAATTTCTTAAAATTATTCAAGATGCATTGACCTGAGGTCAGGCGGAAACAAGGGAAATCCTTAAGAGCTCTATGCATAGCCTTTTGTAATGGTTTAAGAACCCAATTTTGGGCTTCACCTTTGGTAATCATACGAACTTTAAGAGGTTCTGGAATCGCATGTGCTTTAACAATTGGCATTGTTTTAGGACATGGATCAAATTCATAACCTGCTTTAAATTCAAACGAATTTCCAGTTACAATTGGCATGTAAGTTTTCTTATAAGATTTCTGATCGATTAATTCAAGAGAATCTAATCTTTGATTATACGTTTCCATACAATAATTCATGATTTTATTAACAATAAAATCACAATCACCTTTGAGTATCTCAATACATTTTTCTGATTGAAAAATATCTGAACCACTTGTGGGTCCAGTTGATTGATATTCATAGACTGATTTATGTATGGTATAGATTTTTGTAAATCTATCATAATCAATTAACCTAAAAAAAGGTTTATAGATTCTTCTATCAATTGCTTGATCATTGTTTACGTACATATTCCTTTGTCCACGATTATTAGATGAAAGTATCAAAAATTCAGAATTGAATTCTCGTCCTTTTTCTCTTAAATCGGCCATGGGTATAACCCATTTAGCATTAGAACACATCTGGATGATTTGTTTACAATCGTCAGTACTATCACGTGAAGTGAAAATATCGTCGATTTGAGAAATCAATTGATTTCTATAACCATCCCAATGTTCTGTTGCCATGGACCTGGAATATCTCGCATCTTCCTTAGAAATTTGGAATTGATTTGCTAATTTGCCTATCAGATGTTCTGATAGATATGACTTTCCTAACCCTGGTTTACCAACAAAATGGATCACTACTGGATCAATACGAGTTTCTGTTTGAATTCTTCTAGACTTATTAAAAATAAGTCTATCAGATAAGAAACTCCTTGTTCCACCTTGTGATCTCGTTGATTCATAGGGTGCGGTTGTCAAAGCTAATGGTATAGAATTTCTATAATGGTTAGCTACTGAATTAGCAAATTGTCTTGCATATTGTCTCACGAATTGAAGTATATCCTCTGGAGTTTTTCGCACAGTGCTTAGAATTCCACGGTGTTTCTTGTAAGCTTCTAAAATCATCGATTCGGGAACCTTATTTGCCAAATCTTTACATTGTAGTAAAGTAAAAAGTATTTTAACTTTTTGGACTTCATCTAAACGACGAAGTTTATAACAAATAATACGTTCTTGATTTTCTGAAAATAGATTTACAGAGATACCATCAATGTCTGGAAGCTCTTGTTTCATCTTAATTGAGAAATATTGAGCTAGTGACATTTTAAAAACACTAGGCAGTTTGTCAAGAGGTATATCTTGAAAGACATCATGAAGATGTTGATCTTGATCTTTTGACTTTCTTATTTTGTTTGATGCCAAAAAGGCATTCAAACAATTGCCAAAGCCATTAATTTGATGATCAATTTCTTTGATTGTTAACTTAAGGCTATTAACACGACCTTTACCCCTGTACTTCCTACTATTAGTAGTTGGCTGTACAGCGCCACATGCTTTATTTGCAGCAATGCATAAGCATTACTTGTGGTGAATGGGTTTTACGATGATTATCTTATTCAAGGATAATCAAAGTGAGGTCAAAGGATGGGGACCCTGCATAGCAGGTAGTCGCCAGAGTCTT